ATGTTTTCCAAGGTTTTAGAGACCCTGGGCTCTGAAAATAGTGTGAATATTTTACTAATGCGCTTTGTTATATAAGGGTCAGGAACGTGCATCATCGCGCCTGCCTATTCATGTTTTATTTGTGGGGCTATGAACCACTGCCACTAAAAAGTGACTCGCATGTTCGCGTCATTATTAATGTACTAAAGCAGTCTGCAGCTGAGGGAACATTAAACCTCAGTTATACACCTGTAATCAATAGCACACGCCGTTTTGGTTTCTCCTTAGAGTAGCGACGACGTTACGGTAGCGCCTCCGGACAGTTTTAAGTCATAACGGACCGGGCTTCCTCCTTAAGCCCAATGAATAGTAGCAATGTCGAGAATATCTGCAAACTTTTCCGGAAACGTAATTTCTCCTTGAACATCCACAATTTCGAAACCATGTTCCGTAAAAGTCATAGAATAAACAGTGTGATCAGGTTTCAAAGCCTTCATTACTCTGCCATATCTCAACGCTTGCTTAATAACTTTTTCTGCGAAAGAGGGGTGCCTCCCTATGACCCTCTTGCATTCAATGACCAAAATCGTCTTCTCAGAACAATACAACAAATCACCAGCACCGAACCTTTCATCAATAATAGTATACTCTTCAGCTAAGGGTTTTCCCAATATACCCTTAACATCCTGAACCAATTCATCCTCAGTTCCAATAGGTTTTGGTTCTTCAATAGTACTCATGGAGCATACAGTGTGTTCCCAAACATCCAAGGGGACACTCTTTCGGTACGCTAGAATGAGCTCACACGCCTTACACCTCAAACCAGCAACTTTAGTTCCGAGAAACTTTCCTGAGTTGTAGAATTTTCGCAAGTCATCATCAGAGTATGCAGATAGCTTAATAACGGACACCTTAAGCCTTGCACTCACTTTTTCCCCACGATAAATCTGATGCTTGGAATTCATCAAATCCGTTACCCCAGGACAACTCAATTCTCCACTCTGAGGTTCATACTTCTTCTTCCAATCCTCAACATGTTCATCATAAGACTTTTCAAGATAATCACTAACGATTCCAGCCTTGCTGGCAACCTTCAACATCTGTTCTTGTCTCATTTCAAAATGTTTCCTTCCATAGAAAAACCATTCTCTCATGGCGCCTTCAAGATTAGTTTTAGACACTTCAAGAGGAGATTCTGCTTTGGATTCCAAGATCGAATGTAAAGATTTAAAAATGCTGTTTTCATCCAACTGCCCAACATATACACCCAAATCCGGGTTGAAGCAATCTTTACGTTTGAGGAAATCGACTTCGAACCTATTCATAAAAGCAACAGGATCAGAAGTCTTGTCAGGCATGGTAGCCTTCATGTCATGACGTGCGAGGTAATTAGCCATAGAAATGTGATTGAAGTCATCGTAGCCTTCCATTTCTGAACCTTTGGCATCATCGCCATACATCATCATATTGCACAAATCACGGAAACGAGCTGGCCTACCCAAGCCTAATTCCTT